GGGTGTTTGTCTAGCCATGCTATTAGTCCATTTCTGAGCGAACGTCTATTGATGCTGGTGTTTAACTCTCGCGGACCTGGGAACAAACGCCCCTCTTTGTTGCTATGCTGTTTACAGTTTTCAAATTGTTCAATTGCAAAATTACTGAGCGGTACAACATGATCACCACGGGGGGTCACTTTTATACGTTCTACAGGTATTTCAAATAGGTTTTCTTTCAGATTAAATTCGTGATCCCAGGCATGACTAACCTCTACAATTCGTTGACCGGCAAGGGCCATATTTAATCTAAAATAGCGGTTAAATCTTGGATGCATATCCTTTGCATGCCAAATAATTTTGATCTCTTCTTCGGTTAAAAATCGATTCCCAGCTGTTTTTTGATGTTTGAGTATAATGTCCCGTGTGGGGTTGCTTTGTATGTCAAATACTTTTGGTTTGCCAAATCTCTCTGGCCCGTTATCGTAATCAATACCAAATTTAAACATCATAGATAATGCGGATTTTAAACCTAGCGCGCTATCTTTTGCGCCACGGTTATAAACTGGATAGATGATTTCGCGGCACATGTCCGGTGTAAAATCTGTAGCGGCCATATTCAGATCAGCATGTGCAACAAACGATGTGATTAAATAACCAGATACCGTATCAAAACTGGTTGGTTTTCGATTCAATTTGTACCACTGCATAAAATCTGCATACAGCGTAGAAACAGAACCTAAATTACGGTTGTCTTTTACATCAGGGTGTTTTGGGTCTAACCCTTTTTTGACAAATGCCGATAGATCAGCAAAGGCTATTCGCGCATCACGTAATTTTAAATCACCTGGTCGGTCGCTGAATTTCCCAAACTCGTATCGTTTACGTTGTTTGTTGAGATAATATTGAATTTGAAATTTTTTAATGTTGGTGGGATAAATGTTAACCTGCAACCGACTTTCGCCCCGTTCACCTGTTTTTTCAGTGACCGTATATTTTTTATCTTGAGTCCTAAGACCTTTTAAAAACTTATCCGTAAACATACTTAATTCCTTACTGACACTATTGAGTGTTTACAGTGTCAGTAACGACGACAATTAGTGATAAACCACTATAAATAGGCGCTTAACGTGACAATGCTGTTACTATATTCTGCAACGCTTTGCGCTGCATTAGTGCATTTTACACGATACTCACCTACATTTTATACATATATCACTTACTTTCATTCACCTTCCTTTATTTTCCTTTAAATTCAATTATTTGCATTCAAATCAACTAGCGGTTTTTTATTCAATAATGTCAGTAATAGTGTCAGTAACTGAATTTCACACTTTGCGTTATTCAGATCGACCGTGATCCTATTGCGATCATCCAAAACAAGAGTTTAACGCACCCCAAGCCTTTTGTTTACCTAGTTTTGAATAGTTTTGTAGTTTCATAGAAAGTGATCCAAAAAGTGGCTTTTAGCACACGAAACCCGCAGGCGTGGTGGAGTGCTTTTAACCGGGTATTGGGTGGTGCCTAGCGTTTTATCTCAAAAATTAAATATTGTCCAAAAAAAACCACGCTTTTGCGTGGCTATTTGATACTTGAGTGGTATTTATTCGGTAATGGGCTCTAGGTCTGAGTGCAATGAATCAGCTGATGATTTATGACCATCTATTGCGCTTGCTTCAACCGGTGGGCCTGTCTTTGGTGTGCCGTGCAAGTGGGTGTGTGTTTTCAATGTGTTGGCTAAGTCGCTGACTACTTTGATTAAGTCTAGTAATACTTTAATAGTATTTATGCTACCGCTACCTAGCCACACCTTACCTTCGGTTGTTTCAATGTGGGCAATGCTTTTTACTATTACTTGTAGTTGTTCATCTATATTAATTTCAGTATTCAATTTTGAATACATTCTAAGTGTCTCATTCGTTGCCAGCTTAAGATCCTTTAAGCTAATCAACATTGCTTGTTCAGCTGCTGTTAGTCTTATTGCACCCATTGCATTGATTGCTTTGGTGCCACCTACATCTTCAGTGCTGTTAGTTTTCACCTCAATTTTAGACATTAGGTATGTTTGCATATCGTCTATCGATTCAATGATTCTATTAGTGCTTTTATCTGTTATTGATTTGTCAGTGGTCCTTGTCCAGCTGCCTGCACTATCAACGGTTTGGTGTATTTTGGGTGAGTGCTGCCAAACCATGTCACCGTTGTTTACTGTTGGGGTTGTGGCTTCTGAGCCTAATATGGTTCTTATGAATGGTTTGTTTGGGTTGCCGTATGCAAAGGCTAATTCGACAATAGTACCTGGTTGGGGAAATCCCCACATACCTTGGTCTAGTCCGGCCATGGCCACTGGCAAAGGAACGGCTTGGTAAGTGGGTTGCTTTGGGTCAACATCACCGTTTGCTGTGAGTAATGCCACGTCAACTGCAAACTTAGGTCTGAAGTTATTTACTATGCTGGGTTTGTCGGGTGCATCAGATATTGCTACTACTTTGGCAAACATGGGTAGGTGATAACCGCTGAATAGTTCAGGGAATAACCGTCTTAATATTCGTTCTACTACCTTTACCATGTTGCTACCATGTACGATCCCTTAATATTCAATTGGGTTATTTTGTTGCCGTTGATAGAAACACCTGGTCTGAGTGCAGGCAACAAAGGTATTTTTAATGTCTTGGCATCAATGACTATTGCTTGGTGTGCTGCTATCTCTATTGATTTATCGAACCAAAAGCTGTCTTCATAACTGCCGACAAAACACACGCCTTTGTTGTTCAAATACCATGTGTAATTGGGTATTGAGAAAGCCATGCCGATGGCCTGCAGTTGTTCGGTGGCGGTGCCTTTGTGATAAAAGTAAGGTATTTTTGTTTTTGTGTATTCGCTTTCGGTTGTTGTGAACGTTACACCCATGGTTTCAGTTATTTGGTTTAATACATCGATTAGGGTTGTGTGGCGAAGGTTGATTGGGTTTGGCCCGTCAAATACTGCGGTGTATTCTCTGGCGATTACTTGCCATTTGTTTGTGGCCAACTCGATGCAGTTGTCTACTACACCAATAAATATATTGTGCATAGTGTCATAAGAGCCAATACCCGCTTGGTATTTAACTAGTCCGCTTACAGCTTTGGGGCTTGATATCACAAAACTAGCTTTACCTGCCCAGTTCAAAGCAAGGTTAATGTCTTCACTGACTAACAGCATGTCTGTGTTAGATATAAGCAAACGTTTGTTAATTTTCATTATTCAAACCAACTTTCACCTTGTGATAGCCAGCGTTCTATACCTACCAGCTTTTCAATACGTTTTTCTTCGCTGTTCTCAACAACGGGGGCTGGGGTAGGCGTTTCTACTGCTGTTTGTTCTTTTGCGCTTAAGTCTTTTTGTTCTTCTACTTTTTCGGCTACGCTGCGGTGTTCTTTTAATACAAAGTTAACCCACCACGCTTTTTTTTGGTCTTCTTTTACTAACATTTCAGAATGAAACTTTACTTGTCTTATAGACATAGCCTGTGCTGAATCATTGACTATTGTGTATATGTGCCTGCTTCCGTCTTCGGCTCGTTTGCCTGCTAAATCTCTGATTATTTTTAAATCATCAGGGGTTTTGTGGGGTATTAACAAACGCACTCTTACAAGTTGCGGTTTATCGCCAGTTTCAGCATCAACAGTGCTACTACCTTGGCCGCTTAAATCGTCGGATGGTATAGAAAAATTAATAGATACTGTTAACTCGCTACCTGGCAACCTTTCACCGTCTAATGTTAGTTTAATTGTCATAGCCCTACTAACTCGCTGATAAGTGTTAATTGTTCGTCGCTGCCCATAAAGCACAATATTGCGGTTAGGCTTTTTTCACTACCTGGTCCATTTGCACTGCGCAGTTGGCCTGCTAAATTGCTACCACTTAATTTAAGGGCGTAGCCGTCAACACTGCCTATTTCAACTGCACTTAATGCGCTGGTTGTTATTGCATCAGAGTCGGCTTTTTTTGTGGCTAATTGCTCTAATTCTGCGGCTATTTCGCCTATTGCTGTTTTTGATTCTTCGGTTACCAATTCAATGGCTTTGGCGGTGTAACATTCGGCCAGCTTTTGGGCATGTAGAACAGTATGTTCGTTGCGCACAATAACGGGGGTTAAACTGGGCTCGGTGATGGTGTATTTTTCTTTGTCTAATGCTGTTAATAACTCTGCTCGTTGCTGTACCGTTAGTAACCAAAACAGTCCTATGTTTTCTACTGCGTCTTTTACTTTATCAGCTAACTTTTTAACGCTGTTTTCAGCAAAGGCAATACACACAGCACCATCATAATCGGCTTCGGATAACTTGTTAGATAGTGCATTAATTGCATTGGGAAATGACAACACATTAGGCATATCACCCTCACCCACACCGTATTGAAATGGGTGGATTAGAACCGATTGCACATGAGTGGCCAACGCAGGCAAATCTGCCAACGCTGCAGCATTATTAATGCTATTCGGAATACTGATTGATATTGATCGCCAACTCATATTTAGTTCTACCCGTCATTCATTATTTTAATAACTAATTTACGCCGCTGTCACTCCAATAATTATATTAGGTCTGTCTATTTTCCAGTCTGCGCCAATCGATGCTAACGCCGCGTTCATACGTTCAGTATGGATATACCAAACACCGGCCTCTGGTAACTTTCCGGTACTGGTCATAGCTCCGTTTATAAACGTTGTTTTAAATGCCACCTCATCAACCACTACTCCGTTATGCCCCCCCGCTATTTTAACAACAGGCATTATTAACGTTTCGGGGTAATTTAAACTTGCTTGATCAATGTATGTTTGAATGTTGCCGTCTGCGTCTTCAATATTCGAACTTAGATGAATGACATCATTTATATCTGCATAGAATCTATTGCCTGATCCGCTGGCAATCTCTCCGTTTGCTAATACCTGTTCACTGGCACTAAAATAGGTATTTATACTATCTGCGACAGCATTTAAATTTGATGAATCGGGAATTCTGATATTTACACCCGATTGTGTGATATGCCTTTTCATTTCTCAACCCTCTAATATTTGGTAAGCAACATACAAATTTGCATCAGTTACGTCACTTTGATTGGCTTCTATTATCAGTTCGTCTTCAACTCTCCAACGGGTTACGTCCATGTTATTATTTATTGTAGAAAGTTGAGCTTGTGAATTCAAAGGGCCTGATCCGGTGAAATCCCAAAGTAACCGCCCATCTTTAGTCACTTTGGTTGTTAACTGAGTAGCATTCGATAAATTTGACAGTCTCACATTGAAAACAGACAAGGCGCGTTTTTTACCATCGATTATTGGACACGATAATCTCAACAATTCCGTGATGCCATTACTAATATCCAAATTACTAATATTAATAATACCAATACATGCTGTGTTCCCACTATTATAATTTCCGTCAGTATCTTGGCTTGCAGATAGTTTTAATCCATCACTACCGCCACCACCTATTCTTAATTCACCGGTGCTCATTCGCGCCACTCCCCTTCAAATCTGGTTAAATTAAAATCAACACCTCTTGTCGTTATGTCTACGTCGTCGTAACTGCCTTTGGCTAATACTATTTGTTCACCTTCTGGGGCTAACAATTTGCAATCACCTGCACCCAAATCAACTGAAAAATCAACTGAAACAATAAATTCAGAACCGTCGGGTAGGTCAATTAGCTGTAATTCTGCTGGCGACATAAAGCGGTGTTTTCTGAATGGCCGCTGGGTAATGTCAACGCTAACAAATACCACCAAATAGCTTTGAGTCGAATCAAACTGCCAGCTTTCTGCGGGGATAGTAATATCAGTGACAGTAGCGGCCCCAGTAAATTTAATAGCAAAGTTTCGGGTAAGGTTGTTACCGCCGCCAAATTCATCACCGGTTTTGTATTGCATTTCTGTGTACTTAATCATCACCAAAGTGTCGGTTTCGTCGTACAGGCCAATCCAGTTAAAATTAAAATCGCCAACAGTTGAATCTAACACTGCACTGTATATAACTGTGTCGCTGTTAATACTGCCAGCCCTTGTCACTGCCATTGTGTGCACAAGGTCTGCTGTGGGTTCGGTTTGGCTGTAGTTTTCTGGCAACGTGTCGGGGTCTAGCCCGTTTACGTTGGCAAATTTAAAGGTTGTGATAGTTAGGTTGGCGCTTGCGGCTATTTTTGCGGCTATTAGCGCGTGGCCTGCTGTTGTTAATAATCCGCTACTGGACATATTGAACCTCGGTAAATTCTTGTGATCCTGCAAATTCGCATACGGCTAAGTTAACGTTTAAATTCGACACTGTGACAAATTCGTAACGGCGGCATGTTCTTCCGTATTGCTGAATAATTTGGTTAAACAAATCGTTGTTGGTTGATAGTTGTTGTTCGGTTACTTCTATGGTTATTACGTCCCAGTCTTGTACGTAGTGGCGTTCGTACATTGTCTCAATGTCGATACCTAAACGGTCAAATATTGCGAACATGCCTGCTACGCTGCCTGCGTCTTGGGCGTTTATAAATGCAAAATTTACGCGGTTGCGGTACATGCTTAGGGTTTCTGACGGTAAACGGGTTACGTCTTTTTCCCATGCTATTAGGTCTAAAATTTGTTCGTTACAGGTTAGCGGGTCGGCTTGGGTAAGTTGCCAATCAACGTGGTTTTGTATTTTTTGCCAAAATCCTGTGGCGGCATTTTTTATGGCTAATACGTTTTCGTCGTTTAACCAAAATGGCAGTTTTATATCTATCATTGTGTGGTCACTATTAGGGTTTGGATACGCGGGATGCTGAGGCCACTTTGTATGTCTTCGCCGTCAAACACTAAACGGTCTATGTTTGGAAATTTACTGTGTAGTTCTTGGCTTAAGCGGCTAAAGCTGAATACTTTACCGGGCAATGTGGTGGTTACCTGGTATGCGTCGTTCTCTCTAAATGCGGCTCTGATAAAACTTAAAATGTTACTTTGCAGCAAACTAATATTGGCAACTGACAAACCACTTTTTACCCACACATCAACGTTAATGTCATGGTAGGTTTCGGGTATAGCAAACACTTGAAAATCATCACCGTGCCCGTGGTTACCGTCGGTTGTTATATAATCGTTTATGCTGGTAATAAATGCGGCACTGGCATTGCCAATAGGCAACAAAATATAGCAATTGGCTGTACCTGGTCCACGGGGTGCATTGTGTTGTATAAAAATATCAGCGGTTCTAATGCCAAAGTTTTCGGCCAACATGCCTTTGTAAACGGCATCGGTATGATAGTCGCCCACTAAGTTAAATTGGTTTTGTATGCGTAACCTAAATTCTTCATCGGTTTCTTGGTCGGTGCCTGGTAATGCTAACCAGTTTTGATTATTGGTAATGGTTACGTCGTCAATGGGGTCAAGCTGCACATTGTAATAACCGGCTGGCAAGTTATATGCGCTACCAGCTGCTAATGCTAATACGGGTACTTCGGCGGTTAATACACCCGCACCCAATGTAGCGGCTTCGGTGGTTTCAACTATGTAATTCACTTTGTTGATTAATGGGCTTTGTACCTGAAAACCTGCGTCTATGACTAAAATATCATCTGCAGTAGCGCGAGTAATGGTTAACACACCTTGTGCATTGGTAGCCTGTAATAATGTGAGTAATCGGGATTCACCTTTTAGCGTTAATGCATCACCTGTGGCGGTCATTAAAAATTGGCTGGGTAAGGTCACGTTGATCAGGGCATCAATAATTTGTTTGGCTGGTTTAGCCATGATTGCGTCGATTAATTTTCGAAAAGGCGAATACTGGCTATCATTCGTAATAACGCTGCCTTGGCTGGTTAGCTCGTCTTGCCAAAGTTGGCTTATTTCTGCATTTTCAACGGGTATGCCTTCGTCCGCTAATATTTGTTTAAAATCTACATCAGACATAACTTACCCCTAGCGACACTTGGCCATATTCAACGGTGTTGGCCGTTACAAATAACTGGCCTAAATTTATTTCGGTTACTTTTGCCGAACCTGGCACTAAGCGTTTATCTTCTTCCATTTCAATTTCTATTAATTTCATAAAGTGCTGGCGCAAGTCGGTGCTGCGTTCGCCAATCATGCGCACCACATAACCGGTTTCGCGGATCATGTGTTTGATGTCTTGGGCCACTGATAAACGGCCACTGACTAGGTATGGTTCGCCTGTATTGTTTAGGGTTAGGTCGTCGTCGTTGATGAATAGATCGATGTTTTCGTCACCAGCGATTACAAATGGATAAGTATTCGTATCGGGTAAAACGCTGTTAATAACGCCAACAGTATTTATCATTATTTAGTCACACCATAAATACCGGTGCTGGTGTAAGGTGGGTTTACGCCTAAATGCCATCCACTTACTGCGGTGCCTTTTGGCACATCAAACGTTATATCAACGCGGTTTTTGTTTACTAATACATTGCCTGTAAACAGCAATTCTTTCGTTTCTATGCTGAATAGTGTTAAGTCTCTTAACCCTATTTCTAAGCCAGCTATTTTTATTTTCAGGGTTGACTGTTCTGTTGCTATCTCGCCCAACACATCAATATTTACTGTGTCTGTGCTGGTTGCACCGTCATTATCGGTGACAGTGAGTTCAAATGTTAGGGTTTGACCGCTGCTGGTTGTCGGCGCTGTAAATGTGGGGCTGGCAATATTGGCGTTTGATAATGTGACGGTATCGCCTGATGTTTGGGCCCATGCGTAACTTGCTATCGTGCCGTCGCTGTCGGTTGAGCCGGTGCCGTTT